ACTTTTGAGAAGTTGAATTTATTTGCTCAGTCATAAATATAAATAGCCATATCTAAAAGTTGACCGTGTGGGATATTATTACCTTTATAAAAGTTAAAATATCCAGGGTCTTCTATATTTGGAAAACCTAGATCATCCCCTTCTATAGAAATATTCCTTTCCCTTTCACCATTAAGTCGGTGAGGTGTGTCGTTATTTGTCTCATAATAAGAAATGCCGTTAGGATAATAGCTACTATTATAATCTAACCCTCTTTCCATATTATCTTTAATGGTAATAGTTTTTGTTTTCCACGATGGAATATTCAAACCTTTAACAATAAAAGTACCTATAGATTTATTGGTTAAATCAAGACTATTTCCAGTTCCCTCAACATTATAAATTTCAACAGCCCAAGTAAACATTTCTTCAGAACAGAGAAAAGCCTCAACCCTAGGAAATATTATTGGGAGGTTGGCGTTTTTGAATTGGGTATTGACAGTAGGACTGTAATTATTTCCAGTACCTGACATTTCGTAATGCTTAGACAGATTGTACATTCCAAACTGTTTAAGGAACAATTCAGAAAACATAACGGCTCCGTAGGGCATAATACTGGTTAAATACTTTTCTCGCCACCTGTCATTATAACAGGAAAACTAATCGGACTGATTCGCCACCATTTGACGATTTTTCCTAAGTCATCTATCTTTGCGCTCCCCCTGAGTCTTTCGCTTTCAGCAATCTTTAAATAGTAATCAGGAACATTCAAAGACATCCCTATCCCTATTCCGCTTGGTTGCCTAACATAATAAGCAAAAGGTGAGTTTGTCTTGACGACAACTCCTTCAGGGGTTATTGACGTTGTAACCTTTTGGGTTCTACCGTGAAAGCCAAATTTTCCATTCTTTAGAAACTCAACATAAGATGATGATCCGGTTGCTTTGGATGGGCGCTCTAATAGCTCCCAAAAAAGCCAATCTAATTCAGTCCAAGATGATTGAGGTTTAATAAAGTCATTAGCTCTTGAATATTGATCAGGATCAAACATTTGTTGAGGATAGACTAATGGTAATCCCAAATATTCTGAACTATTGGGGAGATAGGGGATTTTAATTGATCTATATTGTTCATAGGTTTCATTAGATAGTCCATCAGCAAATTTTACTTCGTACCAATCCCAATAATCATCATAGGTTTTATAGTCTAATAATGTATAATTTTTTATTAGTTTATTGTGAAAAGTTTCTTGAGATAAAGATGGGGTCGCGGGATAGGTATATGTCGCCGTTCCGGTAATACTAAATGATTTTTTATTGATTTTGAATGATTTTATTTTGTTAAATCTAGTTCGCTTAGGTCTGGAATACCCGTAAAATAAGTCAGTGCTACCCACTAAAAATTGACTCCAATCATAATTTCCACAAACATTATAATAGCTATTAACTCCAACGGGAGGTGATGCTAATCCATGACTATATTGCTCTCTTGACATTAATAACTTAATTGTGCCGTCTACGGGTTCCCATTCTTGCACTAATTCATACAAAATATCTACAAAAATATCATCCTTTGTCATCGAGATTCGAGAATCAAACCACTCAACGCCACACCAAATATCTCTCGGCAACCAACCGCTAGTCCCTGTTGAATAGAAATCAGGATCATCATATTTTATATGTGTTGGACGCGAGGAAAATTCTACAGGCAAAGTCAATTCCTTGGTGTTACCCATTAAGTCTTGAAAATTTAGAATAACCTCTGACTTTCTACCTTTTATTTCTCCCCATGTGATTGCGGGTGGGTTTGATCTTTCAAGGTTGCTAGGGTTGCCACCAATATCGCTCCCTTTAAAACACCCTTGAAGAGATGTGTGTCCACCGCAAAATATTGTCTTTTCAAAACCCCAATAAGTAGCAATACTACTCATTAATCCGGGTGCGTCCCCCGCTTCTGTACTTGTTCCCTCCCAAACCACCGCCATTATATCCCCTGACGACCTATGATCAACAGAAGATCCTACAGCCGTATAATAACCATCTGGGCCGGGTGTGGAACCCAATACGCCGTACGGTACATTCTGATCTGGATAAAGATATTTTCTCCCCCTGTAGATTAAATGAGCAGGATCCGTAGAGAATGGATCAGCCAAAACTCGTTCATTAGCTCTGGATATTGCTTGACGAAAGTGTGTTGTATTACTACACCAATCATCTTCACCCCCAGATGAATATATATAATCACCCGTAGTAAAGAAATTTTCCCCTTGACTTTTTGGGCAGTCAACGTTATAGAAAAACGGGTTTTTCCCTTCTTTAGTTGATGCACCATCATGGTACATTGCGGTAGATTCTGGACTATTTGGGTTTCCGTAGGATAGATATTCACCCCACCCGAAATACAAAATAGAATCTCGATGCCGATTCCAGACCTCTGCTTTCCATTGTGGCAAAGCTCCGCACCACCCAATTCTACCATTTGCATTAAATAATGAAGACGGGGGAACTATTAGCGCGGTAGATGCAGCTTGCTTTGCAACTGGATTAAGATATACAAAAGGATTATTTAGCATCAAACCCCCTTGCCATAAAGATGACTTGTCATCGGTAGACAAGTAAGTAGGAATAAGTGTGTTTTCGTCGTAAGGAGAATCAAAATCCTTGCACAATAAAAATATCAAAAAAACCTCAACATCACCACCAAAGTCTGAAGAGTTGCTAATCTGCGGGCTATTTTTTCTGTTTGAAACCCCGTTTAAACAATTCTGCTTTGTTGTATAATCACCGCCATTGTCAGGGCATTCGATACAGCAATAGCCCTCATCTTTTCCCGATTCAAAAAGTTGAGGATAATCCTTTTTAACTATTACCCGCCGCCATGATCTGTTCTCTGTTGTATAACCAGTTGTGCCACCAAAAACCTCGTCCTCTCTTTTTAAACGAGAGTAAACAAAAGCTATATCACCCTTAATTTGTCCGGTGTATATCTTCCCTTGTTGAACATAGCCACCTTTTAGATTATAATTATTTCCCGCCATCCGAATTTCACCTCAATATCAAAGTTATTGTATTCTAATACATCTTTATTGGTAGATTCTGAATCCATCCCTCTTAACAACATAGGGGCGGTTAAATGTGCTGCATGACTAACGACCGAATCATTATCATCATTTACTGAGAATAAGAACAATACATCACCAAGTATATCAGTTTTACCCCCAACAAATGAAGCGTTAGAATAGTTGGCTTGATAACAAGCCCTAGTCTCTATATATTCAAAGGAGATATCAGTTTGTTGATACTGATAAAAACAAGCTATTGTCGCCGTGTCAGTGCCAACCAAAACACTATGATCAAGAATATCTGAACTGGTAGACTGAACAACAGTAAAGATTTCTTCTGAGATTGATTTTAGAGAATCCGGGGTTGAGGATATCACCAATTCAGGGAAAGAAGCTAACCCCAAATACCAATCATTCTCGGTATTAAATATCTTGAGAGTTAACTTTTCTAGTGACTCCTTGCTTGGTGCTATTCTATCCTCGGATGCAAATAGTGTGACCGTTGAATCCGAGTTGTAGAATGATATCCCTTTACTAGATGGTTTGCCCTTTATACTACCTTTAATTGACTGAATAAAGCCGGGTAAGGTTGCTGAACTTTCTATCTTAGCAGGAGCCGAGACAGAGGCGTTTAGTGTTGTTATCTCGGAATTGGTAGACAGAATAAAGAAGCCCGATAATGTATGATACGCAGGGGATGTATAGACTTCAGTTGTAGTATAAAATTCGGGCGTACTCCTTAACAATACAAGGGTTCCACTTTCGGCTTGCGTTCCCCATATCATTCGAGTAAAATCTACCGTAGGGAAAAATAATATTTCAGTTGTTGTTAGGTTTGTTGAACCCTCAAAGTCGTCCATCTTTATTTACCCCGTTACTGACACTGCGATCGCACTCCCTGACTTCTTTTAAAACCTTCATAAACCACATGAAACCCGACTCCGGTATTCCGATCATTTTCTCAGGATTATCAATTAAGAAATCAATCAAATCTTCTTGTTTAATATAATATATTTTATTCTCTTTCTCCACTGCCAAACCATCAGAAATAAAGCCAATTATCTTAGTCTGGGTGAACCCTAACCCGATGGCGGTCTGTCTTACGGTTAAGAATCCATTAGCTGAGGTTTCTTGCCCCATAGACCATAACTTATAACTAACTGCAATCGCGCTCCGAGTTGGCATCCCATACTCTTTAGCTAAACTATTATAATATTTGTAAACCAAGGCGCGGGGATATTTTGAAGCGACTTGAGATAAAAAAGTTGTTTCCTGAGATGACCAATTGGCATGGGGTTTTGATTGACTAGGATTGACTGGGAATAGTTTTCTGTACTTCGTGGCGACGGCTCGTTTTTGTCTACCCATCACCTCTGCAATCTCTGAATAACTTAAACCTTGAGTCTTCAAAGCTATTAACTCAGAAATAGCTGAATCATCCCAAGTTTCTGCTTGCATTTTAATTTAAAATAGACCTTATTATATTATAACAAAAAAGTATCTGAGTTTGTAGAGCATCTCAGATACTTTTAAACAACCACCACGCACTAGGAGTAAACAACAATGATTATACAACAACTTTGTCTGTTTGAAACACAACCGTCATTAATTGATTCAAACGAAAATTATACCCCATCAGATTTAATCGGTTTAGTCCACAAGTTTTATGGGCATCCTGAATTAGACCCTTTTAGCTGTGAGCAAGCCAATCAAATTATTAAAGCTCAAAAGATATTTACAATTCAAGATGATGGATTCAAACAGAACTGGAGACAGGCTAAAACACTCTGGTTAAATCCTCCCTATAGTGTGGGGTTTGTTGAGAGAGTTGTTGATAAATTAATTCAAACCCTGAATAGAACAGAAGCGGAAGCCTTCTTATTGACCAATACCGACAACAGTACAGTTTGGTACAAAAAGGCTTTGAATCGGTGCGATCGCTTCTGCCTACCGTCAACTCGTCTAACGTTCTACTCCCCAAAACGGGCGCAGGATGGGAAGAAACAGAACCAAAACCGATTCTCCCAAACTCTATTTTATTTTGGATTGCAACATCAAAGATTTGAGGAAATTTTTGAGGGTTGGGGAACTGTTTGTCAGACTTCTAAATGGTAACTATAATTAAATAGTACGCATGGATTGACGCACTAAAAAGCACCTCTAAATTAATTAAGGGTGCTTTTTATTAACTAAACTCTCAATATCTCCGCCTTAAATATTCTGCCAATAATAACGCCTCTGCCCTCCCGTGATGTTTCTTTAGTTTCAAGTTGTTAGCTTGACACGGAAACAGCTCTAAAGCCTTCGCCCTCGCAGGTTCTTTGTCGCTCCCTAACCCATAAGATTTTTTCCAGGCTTGGGGCGTGGTGAACTCCATCGGGATTCCTAGCGCTGCAATAATCCCAAGCCAAATCCCAAACCCCATCCCAAAGTTAAAGGTACTCGACACCCCTTGCTTGGGCATTGCATGAACATTCTCAATAATTAGATGAGTATTGATGGTGATCATTTCCTTCAGTCCAGATGCCATTAATGTCGGGTTAGGGCGTATCTTGCTCCCGATTTTAATAACTGGACAGTCGAGAAATTTAACCTCACCATTAGAAATCCTACACACTGCCCCCGTCGCTCCGGGGTCAATTCCAATAAATGTTTTGGTCATTATCCGTTGTTGTTTGTAAATAGTTGATAACAGATGGGCTATAGTCAGATATTAAAATTCTTTCAATTGCCCAACAGAAGTTGTATTTATCAATTTTTTCACCAAGTCTTCTGCTTAGAATTTTAAATATTATTCTGATTTTATCGCCAATATAAGCAGATCCATAATTTAGATTTTTGGCAATCTCAGGATAAGACTTATCGTTTAATATTCCCTCGATAATCTTTCTAGTCAAGCTATCAAGATGTTTTCCGGTCTCGGAAAATACCAAACTATCAACCAACCAGATATATTCTAACTGTTCCCTAGTCACCTATAAAATCTCCCTCCGCATGGTAGATCCCATTATGAATTTTAAAACCTTCAATATTCTCGGTTTCAATATCCGAAAAACTTACCCGTTCACTAACCATCCAGATTAGTAATTTTTCTAAAGTGTCAAAAGCTGGAAGGTGTGGCAGTTCAAGCCTTAATCTATCGGGTGTTCCAAAAGCACCTTTAAAGTGAGTGCTGAATTTAAAGATAGAATAATGGCGATCGCTTACCCCTCTTGATATTTTTTCCACTTCATCGAGTAGGCATCCTAAGTTTTCCATCCTAAGTTTTCCATCCTTTCTTAGCACTGTTGGCATCCGCAAAAGCTATATGATCTCGCGTTATTTGCCACTTGTAACGAGGTCTTAGTCCCTCTCCAATCCTAACACAATCCGAGTCTGTATCAGTCAAGGGAGTCACGCCGTTCTGATATTTGAACAGGGTCTTAGTTACCCAATTGACATCAGTTAATAATTGATTGCCGCCGCGTTTTCTGGCAGTATCAACAACTAACTCGACAATCTCTGGATAGTCTGATTTTGGTTTGGACTTTTTCATTTAAAACTCCTGTTCATTATCTATAGTTTTCTTCATCCCTGAGTTAACAGGTGTTAGCCCCTCTCGCCACGCCAACCATCGGGTTTGTTGGTTTAGTTTGGCGGCGTTGTAATCCTCTAAGCTGATGTTCCAATCCTCAACAGGAGCAAACTCTAAACCAAGATCAAGAATGGTTTTGACAGCCCCTTCACGGGGGTATTTGGCTTTAGGGTTTGTCGTCCGGTGATAGAGTGCCATCAAAATAAAGTCTTTGTTTTTGGGGATGGGATTGGGTTCTGGGATTAACAGGATTTGACTGTAGACTGATTCGACTACTTCGGGATAATTCATGGGCTTGTGTTTTGCTTTGCTTATAGGATAAATCAGGGGTTCTACTACATATCAGGTAAAAAGTTTACACTTCTGAAACCATTAATTTCCTTGATTAGTTTTTGACCTAAACCAAAATTTTGCAATTCATCAAATATCAACTCAGTAGTTTCAGCATTTAATCCAA